CAATTGATACCTATGGATCATCATCCATATGACTAAAAAATCCTATCCCTTTATATGTGGAATTACACAGAATCACATGGAATCACATGGATTTTATAGTTTTTGATTGGTTTTGTATGGTTAAAAAAAAATTTGATTTTATATTTTTTTTAAATAGTTTGTAAATAATTAACTCGTTTCACTTGTTTGTAGGTGGAAATACCGTGAAAATAGAACAACCAAACAGAGCAAAACAAAAACTTAGAAAACAAAACAGACACAAAAACATGGAGCAGCAGCAGCGTGGTAATGGAAATCCAAAGCGTCGTTCTGGTCGATCCAAGCGTAGACAGCGCCAGGGTGGGCGTCTTACTTATCGTATGGCAGAGCGCACACGTGTCCAGCGAGGTGAGCTTCTTGCTGGTGAGAAGTACGACAAGTTCATTCGTCAGAATGCTGATGCTCCATCTAAGCTCAAGAGGCTGTTGGATCGCATGCGTCGTGTTCCTCTTGCCAAGATCCATCGCAATGGGGCAACTGGGCGAGTGCGTTTTCCAGAGCTCGACATGGGAATCACCTGGCTTATGGAGATGATGGCTAAGTACAGTCCTGAGGATGCGGCTGGTGACGAGCTCTCTGAGGACTTTCTCCGTAAGGCTTTTAAGGAGCATGATATCTCTCATAGCTACACTGGGACAACCACTATGTCATTTGTTCACCGAAAGTTCCTCCAGGCAGCCAACACATTTGCCACAGCAATCGACTCGGCACTTGATTCCGGTGTCCAGGGCAAGGCATTGGAGACAGCCATCATCAAGATTCTTAAGGATCGCCTTTCCGTGGGCAACTATCTCCAGAAGAAGCCAGTTGGTGATTCTGGAACACTTACTGCTAAGAAGAGCAAGACAATTCAGAAGCAGGTGGAGGATTGGGGTCTTGGTGAGATTGTTTGTGTTCCGACGGATGCTCATATGTTGGCAGCAGCTGGTCGTGGAGTGGTTGTTGGGCATCCGGTTGTAACAACGAGTACTTCCATTGGTGGTGGGACAAAGGAAGTTACTGTGGGAACTACAGCAACTGCTGCTAGAAGCGCTGGAACAACTGATTTGCTCCAGAAAGTTCAGGCAGCAACTGCTGTTCATGGTTCCAAGCAGTCTGGGAAGAACCCATGGCACGGGGCATTTGGTAATGATCCCAAGTGGACTGAGATGGTCAAGACTGGGAAGATTCGCGCAGAGAAGTTCATCGCATTTCTCTCAAAGTTCCCTGGGATGAAGGTCACTTTGGTAAATGGTACATATAAGAATCAGTGTTTCCTTGGAACCATCACAGGTCCATGTGCCAAGTACTTTGCGGAGGATGGCATGTGCTTGTCCGACTTCTGGAATGACAACTCAACGAACCACTTGGATATTGGACGCATTAACAATGAGATTGTTGCATTTGTCAGAGATTTTGATCCATCTGGGCCCAAGAAGACATATGCCAACTATGTGTTTGTCACTAGGGAGACTCATCTCGCACGAACGCGCCACTGGTCAGCTACTGGAATCCCAGCACATGGGTGTCACATCAAGGCAGAGTACAAGAAGGCAATGGGTGACGCAATTGGTTTTGTACGCACAAAGAAGGGCATCAAGATGTCTTTGTCTGACACAGGAACGGTTCCTGTATTGGGTTTTGGATACACATTGGAGGATGGTGCATGGCACACAACTACACCACCTCGCGTAACACTCACGTTCCAGGGATGCTCTAAGACGGTGGATGTGGTACCATGAGGTTTGTAATGTCCATGAGATTTGTAAATTAGTGTAGATTAGATAGTGTAAAGTAGATTAGTATATTAGATTGTAAATTAGATTTGTAAATTATTGTAAATTATTGTAAATTATTGCAGTGGATAATGAAAATCATTTTTTTTTGATATACTTATGTAAAATAACTACTTACTGACCGAATAGTATTTTTATCTAATTTATTTAAAAGCAACAACAATTTTAAATGTTGATTTTCTTTTTTTAGTTTTTTGAGCTCTGCCAACAGAAGAAAAATGCGATTCTGGATACGGTCGTCTTCATCACACTTTGCACATTGAAAATATTCCCATGATGAACCATCAAAATCATCCAATATATCACTGTAATAATAATACATACCATCATTATTTACCACATATTCATTATTATTGGATTTAATTGAAAATTCATTGAAAGGAATATCAATGTTTATTCCGCCATATACTGAATTATATGATTCTTTGTTTTTTTCCACAAATAATTTCCATAATTCTGATTCAAAATTATTGCCGTATTTACAACAATCAGAACAAACACTTTTACCGCAATGGCATTTTGGATCATCGTCTCCAACAGATTCATTACATTTATAACAATAGTCACGTCGTGTCATTTTGTTTAATTAATTAATTATTGAAATTTTTAAATCAAAATCAATGTGATTTGAAAAATGAAATGACCGAAATGACCGAAATGACCGAAATGACCAAAATGACCAAAATGACCAATGTTATCATTGATCGTATTTCCTATGATTTATAAAATCATGTAATGTTCTTATAATATAGTTATTGGTAGCGATATTTTAATCCAGACATTCCATTTGTCGAAAACATATAATTTGTATTAATTTGGTCCAACACAATTTCATTAGAGAAGGGTGAATCAAATTTCAAGTCCATTGTATGAAAAGAAATTGAATCTGTGTCAATAACAAAATCCGAAAATTTCCCAAATTTTAAAACTAATGGTATTTCATTTCCATATTGAGTCAATTTAAATTCGCGTTGCCCATTTAATATTAATGTTATATTAGTCAATTTATAATTACATAAAAACATATGAATACGTCCACGCCCCAATTTAATTATATTATTTTTAGATTTAACAATATGGGAAGATGTGAAGGGGTTCGAATCAAATATTGGATAATGCATCAGTGATTGACTTGGTCGATGAACAGAATACATATCAATCAATAATTGAACTGGTTTAGTTGATTTGATTTGAAAATATCCTTTATGATATTTATTAGATATATAGCCATTTTTGAATATGTAAAGTGGAATCTCAGACATATTGTATCGTTTTTGAAAATCCTTATAAAAGTCCATTGTGATGGAATGAACAACTATTCCACCAACAATGAATTGTATATTTTCAATGGCATTTAGATCTGTATTTTTAAAACGTGGATTTTTATATAAGAATTTTCGATCTTTCGATGAATATGGCAATCTAATTTTTATTGTATTTTTGGTAGTATTATTTGATGTTTCATTAAAAACTAAAGTTTTTTCAAATGTATTATTAACGACCATGTCTAAATAATTTGTACTGAATGGAACCACTTCTTTTCCATTGTCATCATATAAATACAGATCAATGGAAGTTGGTTCAAATATGTTTGTATAATCTCGTAAATTGTACAAATCACTTTTCAAATAGACTTTGATTAATTGAATGATTTCTTTTGGAATAACACCAATAAAGTTTTTGGGAAAATAAATTTTTTGAGGCATATAATTATTGTTTATGGGATGGGAATCTTTATTCCTTATTGGTCTTTAAGTAAACCATTTAATTTGTGATTTGTTATTTATTTTTAAAAGTCTTATGTATAACTTCTGAATCTTATTATATGTAATGTTCGATTAGCTCAGTTGGTAGAGCGCCCGCCCTTCACGCGGGAGGTCGTGAGTTCGAGCCCCACGTCTGAACATACAAATATCCATGTAGACCAATGGTTACGTCGGCGGACTTTCTCCCCGCAAATCTGGGTTCGATTCCTAGCATGGATGAAATCTTTTTTTTCATAATGAAAAAAATTTGAAAATTACGATGATTGATTCATAAAAATAACAATTAAAAAATGGATGTTGATGAAAAACAACCCATCAGCGAAACAACTACAACTACCATCGAGAAAACAGCCAATGAGGAAACGGCTAATAAAAAACCCATTGAGGAAACAACAACCATTGAAGAAACCATAAAAAAACTAAATAAAAAAAGAAAACAATGTGAAATTGATCGTCAACAAATTGACGAAAAGCATAAATCAATACAGATAAAAATACAAAAACTAGAACGAAAAATGAAAAGACAAAATATTCATAAATATGATGAATCAGACACAGTGTACATTGGTTGTTTTTATAAATCAAAAAAGAAAAATTTAATTGATTTTAAAATTGCTGATGGCTCTGGTACTATGGCGTTTTACCAAATATTTGAATTACGACAGATATTGAATGATTGTGGCAAATTTGAGAAATATAAATATAGTATTATTGAATCATACAGAGATCATGAATGTATACTAATTGGTGGATGTCATTTTTATATGAATGAAAAAAAAGAAATTATTGATAAAAAAGAAGGCAGAGAAGATTTGGTTGTTGGTTTAAATATGGATGATTTTGAAAATAAATTTAATGAATTTGTTAAATCACCAAAATTAAATGGTTTAAATCATGTGATGACGTTTGAATCATTTTTGCGAGATAAATATTCAATTGATATTATGTAAAAAAATATATTGTAATATATTGTAATCCAATAATTAACTTACAAAATCAAAACATTTTTTAATTAAATCTGATGAAAGTGATTTTAATAATGAAGGAAACACTTTCTTCATATTTGCAATATCATTTTTACGAAAATGATCGTCCATAAAACATGGTTTTCTTTTGTAAAAACATATTTTTGTTGTTCGAACAACCACTTCTGCATCGCCAAATTTGACACTTAATTTCCATTTACATTTATAATAATCTAATGGATCATCATCACACGATCGATCAAACTCAACTACATCAGGATTTCTTGAATTCCTCATAGATCCACGTTCCGTTTTCCACTCAGTTTGAATAAATTTTTTATCTGAATTCATTTTCCATTCTCCTCTGAAATCTCGTTTAAAATTACAATGGATTGGTACATTTTTAACAGTTTCTTTATTTCCAGTTACATAGTATTCAATTGGACACCCTACAGAATTAAGGTCTGATAATATTTCATTGTGTTCTGATACGATCATAGTATTTTTTGTGTCCCAAGTCGAAACATCGAAACGTTCTTTTAATTGAAAAAATGATTTGTTCAGGTCGTTTTTATTAAAATGAAATGTCAAATTGTTTGTAAGACATATCTCAACTAATTTCATAATTTCAGATTGATTTAACTTTGCCCATTGATTCAAAACATTTGATTTGGATGGATTAGCATGATATGATAAATCCAATTTATTTGTATCACTTAGGTAATTTACAATAAAATAGGAAATTTGATTATTCATTTGGTCATCCATTTGATTATCCATTTGGTCGTAAAATTATTTATTATAGATTAGTATGGATCATTTTAAAAATCAAATTTCTTATGTATAACTTCTGAATCTTATTTATGTAATGTTTGATTAGCTCAGTATGCGAAGCATAGTCTTCACTATGTGAACAGTTGGTAGAGCGCCTGTTATGCTCACAGGAGGCCGTGGGTTCAAGCCCCACGTCGAACATCTATCCATATAGACTAATGGTAAGTCAGTGGCCTTTCAATCCACTAATCGGGGTTCGATTCCCCGTATGGATGAAAATTTTTATATTATTTTGGCAAAAAATAAATACAAAATAGGCACAAAATAATTTAATCTGTCGTTATCTTAATTTTTTTTTGACAAGGAGCGTCACCATTATCCACCCCATCTTCCTCATTTTTATTAGAATCATCTGAATTATTTTCGTTTTCTTCCTCGTCTTCTTCCTCGTCTTCTTCCTCGTCTTCTTCCTCGTCTTTTTCCTCGTCTTCTTCCTCGTCTTTTTCGTCTTCTTCCTCGTCTTCCTCGTATATTTCACCATAATCATGAATATATTCTACTATATTTGGACCAACGCCCCATCGTCGTGTAAATTCAATTTCTTTTTCCGATGCATGACAACATGTTATGTATGAGGTGATATCGTCATCCCAAAAAATATCAGATAAATCGTTTAGACGGTGATTGTTCCCAAATATATCATATCCAAACATTTCAGCAATGGAATATTTGTAATAGTTGTTTAATTCTTTAACATCTTTGATCTGTGCTACAAATAAGGATTGCAAAGTAAAATATTTGGTTTCAAAATGAAAACGAAAAACATCTTCTTTGTTGTTTTCTTCTTTGTTGTTTACCGTATTGTCGTTTGAATTACTCATTGTTAATTTGTTTCTTTTATTATAATTATCAACTAAAAAAATCAAATTTTTTGATTTTGACAAAAAAATTAATTCTTAATTTTTAATTCTTATGTATAACTTCATAATCTTATTTATGTAATGACAGTTGGATTAGCTTAGTTGGTAGAGCGTCGGCGTTGTAATTGCCGGAAGCGTGTGGTTCGAGCCCCACGTCTAACATGAAAATCAGATTACACTTAATTGGTAAAGTGACCCGCCACATAATCGGGACAATGTGTGGTTCGATTCCCACGTCTGATATTTTTAGTTTTGTTTTTTTTATTTTACATTTTTACAACAAATTAATTTATGCAATTTGTTTTTCAAATTTACGTTTTTTAAATTTTAATTTTGTTGTGTTGTTTTGTTGTGTTTTTATTTTGATATTTGCTTTTAACAAAGAAATATCAGTGTGATAAAAAATCCAAATCAAATTTAAATGGATATGTTAATTTATTTATTAGTGGTAAATTAATTTATAAATTTTAAAAAAAAGTTTTTGTTAATTTAATAGGATGTAAACACAACCAATCCCACTAACCAATCAATAAATAATGGTGCTGTAAAACAACAATTCACAATTACCACAGTGGATACACGATAAAATGTATCTTCATGATCAGTCAGACATATTGCTGGGTAATTCATCGTATGATTAAAGTAAGATTGTTCTATCAATGGAATTTGGTAAAATGTCCAAATTCGAAATAAAAGATTGACAGATCCAACTATAAACAACACAATTGGTCCACAAAATCGCATTGTTACTCCTCCAACAACAGCAGTCAAAACATCCATCCAAAAAATTGCCATGATGGTATAGCGCATATATTGGCATTCATTTGTTTTAAGAATGGAATCTGATTTTAATGATAAAGTGGTCAAACCAAGATATGTTGATTCCTCCGCAATTATCAATATGATATAAATGATATAGAGAAGCCATAAAATTTTAGATTTTTTGTCCATACGACGATATAAATTACAACAATACGACATGATTGATGATAATTTGTTTAATTGTTTAAAATCGATTCATGGTTTATTAAAATAAATCAAATTTATTATAAAAATTTGATTATTATTTCGAGTCAACTAATTTATAAACACGTTGAATACACACTAAATACATACAAAATACACAATGTCAGAAACAAAACCAACAAATGAAATCATCATAGAACAAATTGATGTGGATGATGTCTTTTATTATAAAAAGGAAAAATATAATTCTAATAACCATTGGGATGGACCAAATGGCAAGCCAGATGATTATGAATCTGTGCTTGAAAAAACCCAAACAAAATATTGGATTGATCAATTTCATAAATTCTATGTCACAATTAATATCGAAAAACGTGATTTGAAATGGATGAAGGAAGCATCGCATATCAGCCAGATGACACAAAAAGTTTCCAGAATCCATAAAGATGAAATTGAAGAAGCCATTGAAAATTATGGCAGTGGACTTGAATTCTTATTTTCCCAAGGACAAAAATGGTTTGTGCGTTCAGACACAGTGAGTTTGAAAAATGGCATCCATAAAGAAGGACCTTATACATCCATGAAACAAATAATTGAGTCACTGGTAACTTGTAAAATGGGTCATTCGCCAGTAGAAATACATACCAAAGAATTGAAACTGTATTTAATGCCTTGGCGTGAAGATTTGGAGTTTCATTCGGAATTTCGTGTATTTGTTTGTGAAAATAAGTTAACTGCAATTTCCCAACAACATTTGTATACAACTAATGAAATTTTGAAACCACTTGGTGAAGAAGAACGAAAAACAAAAATTCATGAGTGGATTGAGACGATTCAGTGTGTTTTTGATAAAACTATTAAAAATCGAATTACCACATTGGATTCATATGTAATGGATATTGATATTACAAAGGATGGAAAGCCATATTTCATTGAAATAAACTGTTTTGGAAAAGAATATGCTTCTGGTGCTTCATTATTTCATTGGATATTAGATGAATTTAAATTATATGGTAGGGTAGAGAACACAGTATTTTTTAGATATGCCATTTGATCATTTATGATCGAGATGATTGTTGTTGGTAATTTAAAAAAAAAATTTGATTTTTTTAATATAATTTAAATATACAAATTAGATTAACGGATTAACGTAACGATAAACACATAAAATGCCTTGTGGTTATTTGAAAAATCTTACAAATGCAAACTTATCCCAAAAATGCAAAAGAGGATCAAATAGTCATGCATCAAAACATCATCATTCATACAAAAGTCGTAGGTACAATGGATCTATGCGATCTTCATTGAAAACTGTTGTTGGAGAAGTAGTCAGTGAAATCACTGGAAAAACAAAACATAAACCATGTCAGTCAAACAGCCGATATTATATAAATAAACCAGTCAAAAAAGAAAGATTCCGTAAATAAACGTTCATCAAACTGAACTACATAAAAAATTTGATTTTTTTTAATGTAAATTAAATATACATTAGGCAAAATATCAGGTTAACATAAAATGTTTAGAAATGTCCTTCGACGTTGTGGTTTTTTTTGCTAAAAATCGATATTGTCGTCGAATTTTGACTAATCATTCCATAATAAAAAATACCGCTGCCACTGCTGTTTGTTTTGGAACAATCCCTTTGATTCCTTTTAACGAATGGTTTTTTCCAAAACAAACAATAAATCCACCAATAAAACCTAATCCAATTCAAATAGATAATGAACAAGATGATGGATCAGAACCAGACAATGAACTTGATGTCATTAAAAAAAATTCATCACCGAACATTGCATTAAAACATGTCATTGGAACAATCTTGGTTTGATGAAAATCCATTTAATTATCTTTCTCATCATAAAATTAAATGTGATATAGAACATGCTGTAAATAAAGCATACCAACATGGATTTAATAAAAATAATTTTATAGTTTTTTCGATTAATAATTCATGTGATCGATTATTGAGTGATATTGGGAAAAATTTGAAATATGATAATCGAGTTATTTATCATATTTCTGAAGTAGGATTTGAGTTTAAAACATTTTTTCCTGAGCGGTATCCCATTTCACAAACAATTCGGCATTCCATTACACATAGAATCACATATTATTTTAATTTGGAAATTTTAAATCAAATTTGGATATTTTTTAGTTGTAAACATAATATTTGTTTTGAATTATTAAAAATAGTAAAAAGTTACATTAAAAATAAAAAACTACTGCAAATTACCCAATCAGAGATGTCAGATAAATTTATTAGTATCCATCCAGATAATAATTTTTATAATATTTTCCCAAGAAAATCAGGAAAAAATACATGGAGATGTGTAATTTCAAAAATGAATTCTGAAAAACGATTTATGATGAATTATTTTTATAAACACAAAGAAGCTTTATTTCATTTTGAAAAACGACAAAATAAGGTGAATTTAATTCATAAACCATCATTCGATTATTTACGAAAAACGAGCCTTGTGAAACAAAAAGAGCGATCCATTGTAATATTGCTTGCTAAATTTAAAAATGATCTTTATAAAAAGTCGTTGGATCTGTCAATAAAAACAATAAAACGAAAAGATTTACAAAGATTAGAGAGTTCATTATTGTGGTATTATCGCCGTGATGATAAAAATGAGGTTCGTTTCCAAACCAGTGAAATTGCAAATTTTTATAAATATATTAAATTTTTGGAAGAGAACAAGAAACGCGAAAATAAATTTGCAGATGAACTTTGGGGAACAACAATCAGCCAATTACATAAAAAAAGAATGTTGATAAGTCTAAAACATTTAACATGTTTATGGAAAAAAAATCCGCGAGGACAGTTTCCTGGTATGCAGCGAAGTGATATTTTAAAATATATTGAATTTGAAAAAAAAGATTGGAAGAAACATGATAAAAAAGTCTGGAAGGAACAAAAGAAATTTCAAAAATCCAAAAAATCCAAAAAACCACAAGTTAAAATAGATTTGAATAAATGGTGATATAAATTTGATTGTTTTTTTTTTTAATTTAGTTGTTTTTTAATTAAATTCAAATGAATTCATTAAAGAAAGAACTAAAAAAGGAAAAAGGGAAAAAAAAGGAAGACAGGAAAAAACAAAAAAAATATAAAAAGAAATGTGGTATTTGTTTTAGAAAATTCACAAAAGACAAGACGGACAGTATTTATAGGCCATATCAATGTCGATTTTGTGAAAAATATTTTTGTATTAATTGTATGTATTTAGTATGTTTTATATGCCATCAAACATATTCTTGTTTTCATTGTGGAAGAGACGATAAAGAACGGAATCAATATCGAACACGACATCGATGTTCGATTCATTTAAATTTAGGAATTACAGAAGTGAATTGTATGGTGGGAGAGGAATGTGGATGTCGGAATAAATTAGATTGATTTTGAATTTGTATTTGAATTTGTATTTGAATTTGTATTATGTATTTGAATTTGTATTTGAATTTGTATTTGAATTTGTATTTGAATTTGTATTTGAATTTGTTATTTTATTTGATTTAGAATATACCAGAATAAAGAAAATTGTTTAATTGTTTTTTTTTCTTTCTTAGTTTATAGTAGTAGAAATCAGTTAGATGTCTGGTGGTGTTAAAATTTCATTAAATGCTATAGGTCCACAAGATCAATATATAAAAACTTCCAATACAAACAACTCTTTTTTTCGTGATACTTATAAAAAACATAGTAATTTTGCAAATAGTTTAGTTGTGATTGAGCCATCTCTCATATTAAATAATAGTTCTAGTTCATATAAATTCGGAGAGACATTGAGTTTTAACATAGAAAAAATTTCGGATTTATTGGTATTATTAAATATAGAATTTCAATTGGAAAGTGAATTAAATGGTGGAAATCCATTATGGGAAGATGGAACGCGAATTGTGCCAGAAACATTGTTTGGTTTAATAGAATATATAGAATTGGTTGTGGGAGATATAACGATTCAGAGAATGACGGGTGATTGGTTGTATGTTTGGAGTCATTTTAATAACAAGCATGAAATGGGTAATTTATTGGATACGATGTATGCTTCTAAATTTAGTCGAAGTAATAAACGGAGTCAAACGGATAAAGATTATTATACATTGTTTATGCCACTTCCATTTTATTTTTATGACAGTAGAAGTTCAGCTTTGCCACTTTGGGCAATCCAACATCAAAGTGTCAAGATTAATTTAAAATTAAGAGATTTTCGTACAATATCGGCATCCACAGAAGTTGAATCCAATTATGTAATACGGAATATACGATTATTGGGTGAGTTTGCGGAATTGGATCAAGATGAGAAACATAAATTTCAGAACATGTCTTTAGAGTACTGTATAGATCAAGTGGAATTTTGTGGTGAAAATTTAATTAATGCTAAAAACATGAATAAATCAATGATTAAAAAAATAAAAATTCCTCAGTATAATTTAGTAAATGAGTTGGTATGGGTGTTTCGATCTACCCCTGCCACATTTGTTCCAAATACTTTTTTTAATTATTGGTTAGATCATGATGGGTCAAATCGCAAAGATCATAGTAATAATACATCAATTTTGTTGAATGGACGTCCGATAAATCCTAAATTCCCAGGTGATTATTATAGGACGGTAAATCGGTATGAGCATCACAATAGTGATATAGTTCGAAAATGGGATTTCAGTGATGATTCTGATAAAAAAGGAAATTGTATATATTGTCATTCATTTAGTTTAAATCCATCAAATGTGAATTCAAATGGTTTTTTGAGTTTAGAGAAATTCAATGATGTAGAATTGGATTTAAAAATTTTGGCAACGAGTCATGAACGAACTATATTGGTTTTTGTGAAACATTCAAATTTGATACGTATTAAAAATGGATATTTAGATATGTTGAGTAAATAAATGATTATTAGGATGGCAATTCCAATGAATTTTTGAATTTTTGTGAAAGTTAAAAATAGTATTAATTATTTTTGCTATTTTTGTCTATAAAGTAAAAAAAAAATCTCGCTATATAGTATAATCTAAAAATGGGTGGTGGTTTAATGCAATTAGTAGCCTATGGTGCTCAAGATATCTACTTGACTGGAAATCCGCAAATAACATTTTTCAAGGTGGTCTATAGAAGACACACAAA